ATACTTAATTTTTTTCTCATCTCTTTTGTAAAATGTTTTCCCAACCAAAAAGTATATCCTTTTTGAAATCCTTTAATTCCTTTAGGCATAATTTCAACTCAAGAAAACTCCACAAGATTCAATCTCTGGTGCGTTATTACTACTGACGGTTGGCGATATTTTCAATCTTAAAGTTGTCGCTTCCACTCCTTCCTCTGCATAGACAATCTTTCTATCTGAATCTACTACTTCTGTTGTTTCTGTAAGCGGCTCTCCTGCATGATTCTTGTCATAAGCGATATTGATAGCGGTACTTGCCGGAAGTGAAGCATAAGCTACCACAAACTTTGAGAAATTGGTAAACTTCTCCCGTGTTACTACCATCACTCTTGTTTCCAAATATCCTGCCTCAAGTTTGTTACTGTAGTCTAATTTGTCTATTCCATAAGTTGAGCCATTTTTCCACGCCACATAAAGATCGCTTCCGACTGCCAATACTCCTCCTATTTCAATGCTAGACATTACTAAACTGCCCCCAGAGCGTTCAGAAATAGGAAATGGCATATCAAGCACCCAAGGATGATTTCGTGTCGCTCTGCCTATTTGATAGACTCCCTGATCCGCAGGATTTCCGCTTCCATTTGAGAAGCCGAAAAGAATAAGACCAGCCAAGTTAGCCACCGACTCTGGATAAACTTCTCCATAGGAAGAAGGAGAATAGTTGCCGGGAATTTTTCCGTAAAGTTCCAGTCTCTCACCATTGTAAAGATAGATATTTCCTTTTAGCCCCGCCTGTACTAAAACAAAATTGTCAGAAGGAAGAAAGGCGTTGATACCTACCTCTGGTATAGAATCGGAGGAAGTGAAACTAACACTATATGTATTCCACCTGATAATTTCCGTCTCCGTAACTGTTGAGGCAACATAAGTCCCCAAAAGCACATCAGTCCCCATTTTGCCCAAAGACTTGACTCTTAGAGGCGTTTTAATATCAAGCGCATTGGCGGTAAATACGCCTGCGTCAACTTGCGCAAGATAATTTCCGTCTCCAATGTAAAGAACTAAGTTCTGTTCAATCATCGGATGAAAAGCGCTGTCTGTAATTGAGAAAGTCGCCCAGTTGGGGACAGCATTGGCAGTCCAAGCCGCCGCACCGTCAGCCGAAGCTACCGCTATTCTATGAAGCCTGCTTTGAGTCACCCAATAGATATATCCTTGATATTCCACCGCACCAAGACAGCCAGCCGCCCCAGCCGCAGGAGAAGTCGTATAGACAAGTGTCCAGACTCCCGCTTTATTCTGCCAAATCTTTCCGTCAGTGTAGCTGAACCAGTATTGAATACCAGTTGAAGCGCTTACTCTTGCCCGACAAAATGCAGTAATGGTTGTTCCTGTGTCTTTGGTGAGCTTTTGAGCAACTTTAAGAAGTCCGGGAGTGGAGTGCAAGTCCCAGCCAATGAGTTTATAAGAAGAATTTTTGATACCTGAAAACTTGCTGTCTGCCAGTCCTCCAAGATTCCAGTTTCCTATTGGTATAAAATTGTCTTGCTGTTTTGCCATACATAAATTTAATAGTTTGCTCCCTCATTTGCCCTATCTGTCTGATCGGGCAACTGGCCTATTACTTCCTCGTCATAGTCGCCAAGTCTTAATGCCGCCAGAGCCTTTTTCAGATCAAATTCATACTTTAATTCTCTTTCAGACAAAGGAATAGGCTTCTCGCGGCTTTCCTTGTAGTCAATAATAACGCCTCTTGCCAGTATTTCATGTAAAGCAGTCGGTATTCCATGAGTAGTATTGTTGGGATTAACCGCCATATCGGTAGTTGAGGTAAGATCGCTTATTACCAAAGAATGTTTGGCATACCAAGTTTTAAGTCCACTGGTTACAGCAGTAATTGTCCCAGAGTAGATATAAAGAGAATTATGGATAATTTCGTAGAAACACTCGCCTTCTAAATTAGCAAAATAATAGGTGATATTGGTCTCGTTAGTCGGTTTGTCATGCTGTTGAAGCGTCATGGGGTTAAGTTTGAGCCAATTTGTCCCGTCAAGTTTCGCCTCAACTCGATAAACTCCGGCAATAATATCAGACTGAAGGGGATATTGTCTTTGATCGGCTACTAAATTTTCCGTATAAATTACAAAGAGGTCTTTTTGTCCTGTCTTGAGAAGTTCTCTATCTATCTCCTGTTTTCTAATTTTCAAAAGCGCAAGAATATTGGCATCAGAAAAAGTTATCGCGTTTGTCCTACACTTGAAATGAATATAGGTTTTCAATTCTGCGGGAGTCATACTAACAATAGTATATCACTTTTAGGAAATTTGTTACTAGAGGAATTATTCTTGGGGTTCTTCTTTTTCGCCTTCTTCTTCACTTTCTTCCACTTCTGCTTTTAACCTAACCTTAACCTATCGCAATCCAACTGATTTGTTCGCTTGTTACGACTACATCAGTATCAAGCCCCATTGTGAATCCGTAAGCAAGAGGAGTAATACCAAGAGAAGTGGATAAAGTTCTTGTTCCTGCCGCCACTTGTTTCAATCCTGAATCGTTAGCCATTCCTTCAAACCATTCCATAGAATCTCTGGAAGTTACATTAAATACACCGACATAACGTGGTAGGAAACCAGTGGTAATAGTGAAAGCCGCCACTGTTCCTGTATCAAGGTATCTTCCAACAGCTATGTTGACTGCTGATGCTGGTACTTTAGATTGTGTGCTTGTAATAGCCATATTGCTCCTTTTAGCTTGATACTGCGTGTTCTATACGCAATAACCAATTCTGATTAAGAATCTTTGCCACATAGGTTGCTTTCCAACCGCTTGTTGACCTTTGATCTAATGGATCGGCAGTACCGGCAGAACCTAGAGGCTTAACAATGTTTCTTAATGCCTCACCGGAAATTCTGGTTTGGGCATAAGCGTTCTGTCCAAAAAGTAAAGTTCCATAAACTGTAGCGACAAGAGTGCCAGTGAAAGTCTTAGCATTGGTAGATTCAATAAATCTCACGCCCGCCAATGATCCCACTTCATCCGGCATGACATTTTCTTTATTGGGATATTTTTCAACCGGAATCCAACCTGTTGCGTCATCCAAATCATAGGTAGTATAAGGATGAACAATGCCGATAAAAGCTCGCCCGATTGGTGTCGTATTGTAACCAGTTGAGGGGTTAATCATTGAAGTAACTGGCTTGGCGTTGTTATTTTTGAGAGTTCTGACTCCCTCTTTTACTTCTGCCCTATTAAGTTTCATGGTGGCCTCTACAGTTGCTCTTGAAGTAGCGGTAGAGGCATATTGAACAGTCGTTCCTGCGGCAATCACATCCCGGCAAAGCTGATCTAAAGAATCGCCAACTTGTTCTCCTAAAATTTCAGCAGTTTCAGTTAGAATTGGATCGTAAGTTTCAATAAGGACTTTATCAGTTAAGGTAACATAATCTCCGTAGTATTGAACCTGTGCGGTAGCATCAGTTACGCTTAATTGTTTTCCAGAGGGAGTTACACCTTCAGATAATGCGGTTGTCTGTGCAGTTAGAGTGCCATACCTTCTGAATTTAATGGTATCCGTACCTTCATTTCGGGGAATATCTCTAACTTGGGCAAATCTATTGTGAACAAAAGCCGGGACTGCTCTTTCAAGCAAGACCCTATCATAAAAGTTATTTACTTCTGCGGGTATTTGAGTTCTAGTTGTATCGGCCATATTTCAAAAAAAATGACGCTTGCCTTTCGGCTTAGCGTCTGTTTTTCAGTTATGCTAATTAAATTATAAAACTATAATTTTTGTCTTGTCAAGTATCCAGTTTTAATTATCTAACTTTATATCATACTTGTCAAGCCCCTTATTCGACTGGTTCTTCCGGTGCGGATGGCTGTCCTAATACTTCCCTAACTGGTCTGCCTGTTGCCGGATCAATTCTATCAAGCAATAAATTTTGTCCTGCCTCCGTTGTCATTCGGTAGGACTCGGCAAGAAGATCGGCTATTTGCTCTGGAATATCCACCATGACTCCTTTAGGCACAATCCATTTGCAACCATTGATCTGTGGCGTTTCAACCGCTCCGCTTACATGAATTTGCTTGAACCTGCCCTTCTCCATTATTTCTCTAACTACACCGGGTTTTTCTTTTGGCTCAAGAGGGATAAGGAATCTTACTCGCGGCTGTTTTAACAATATCTGTAGCATCCGTTCAGCTTTAGATAACCACCTTTGTTCATCTTCTCGTTCCTCTTTGGGACTAACTGGAGGAGTAAGAGTTTCTACTTTCTTTTTTTCCAAAATTTTAATAGTCGCCACCAATGGTGCTTTGGTTGTGAAAAGATCAGCTTCTTCTTTAGACATCCCTAGTTTGACTGCCTTTTCTTTTAATTGGGTAAGAGTCAGTTCTTCCGGTAATATGCCTTTCATAATTCACCTCCTTCTTTAATTGGGCAAGGATTCTACCTGCTTCCTTGCTCCTTCAAATGTTTTAACAACTGCTTCTGTTTCTTTATCTACCTTTTTGCCGAGCAAATGGTCTATTGTAGCGATAGCTCCGGTAAAGATCAAGGCGGCTGATTTATTAACTTCCAACTCGCTTAATTTCGTTTCTCCTTTTCTCGGCTTTATAACCAGATATGACGAGTAAATTTCTCCCTTGAATACCAGATCATACATGAATATATCCTCGTCAATCTGCCGGAGATATACCATTGAGCCTTTATACGAAATAACTTTCAGTATTTTAATTCTGCCTTTGACTTCCTTATACTTTAGTTTCTTTACCACTTTTATCTCCAAAGAACTCGCTTGCTAATTCACAGATCATGGGACTTACAATGGTCTTTCGGATTCTCTCAATCAAAAATGCTCTTTCCTCAACTGACAAATCCGGTTCATCCGATTCGTAAAGTTTTCTCTCAATTTGCCCGCATTTAATTTTCTGCTCTGCATTTAACACTTCTCTCTCATTTTCTCGACTTTCAAGAGCATTGTAAACTACTTCCCGCCATGTCATAACTTTATCTTCAAGCAAAACCATGCCTAGTTCATTTCTTGCTGGTTTTCCATTATCATCTCGTTTAGCAACTGCCTGATAAATAGGCTTGCCGTCAAATCCAATAAGTTCTTCCGTAATTTTCACTTTCATAATTTACCTCCTTATATTCCCTGCCTTCCTAGAATTTTGGCTTTTTGGGCTTCAAATTCTTCTTTGGTAGCAGTTGACCAATTAAATTCTTTACTAGGCTTTCTTACTGGCGATCCGCCGCTTTGTGTCTCCTTCGCTTTTTTCTGCGCGTCTCTTTCTTTTTGCGCTCCTAACCTTTGCTGATCTTTGGCAGAAACAATCGTGGCAATATGCCCGACAGGGATATTCTTATATGCCGGATGAGTCATGTATTTGAGGATAATAGCGCGGTATTTAGTATAGTCCTTATTATCTCTAAGAAAAGCGTCAACTTCGGTTTCGTCTTTCAGTCTATCCACTTCCGCAAACCTACCTTTTAGAGCTTCCATTTGCTTGTTGACTACCCGAACAATCGTCCGTTCATCATCAGGATCAATCTCATCTTCATCTTTCCCGTTTTCGTCTTCGCCCGTTGGCGGCTTTTCTTCCTTTTTGGAAGGATAGCGTGTTTCAGGTTCTATTTCGTCAGGATTAAGGTCTTTGGTTAAACCAAATTTTTCCAACTGTTCATCAGTTAAATTGGCTTTGTTTTCTTCAAGGAAAGATCGTTGTTCGTCAGAGAGTTTATCAGGTTCAAGGGCGACAACTTCTTCGAGGTTTAATTGTGGTGTATTTTCGTCAGGCATATATCAGTTTTTCTGTTAATTTAATAATAAGATACTATTTTGTCTTTGTCAACTTTTCCTTTTCTTCTCTTAATTCCTCAACTGTTTGAAAAGGATCAAGAGTTATATCACTTCCTTCTTTTGCACCAGTCAGCCTATCAATAACATATACTGGTGTATCTCGTACTTCCTTATAGACTTTCAGTTTGTCTCTCAACCTGTCTATAGTCTCTTTTGTTTCCTCATCAACGCCTTCAAGTATCTGCTTTTCCACTATTTCTATATTAGCTTCAAGAATTTGCGTTAATAACTGCCAACCGGGATTCCCTAAAAGGTTATTAAAACTGGCAACTGCAAAGTCTCTTTTTTCCTTTGTATCAAATAGCGTATCTTTCATTGTTCAGGAATTTTAGGAATCATTATAGGTACAGCGATCTTTGGCTTTTGTTCAGGTTCAGGGAAAGGTATTCTATTGGAAATTATTTTAGTCTCGCCGCACTCTGAACAGAATAAATTATGGATAAGAATGAGAATTTGATTGAAAGTGACAACAGTTGTTCCTAAACCTTGCCATTTACCTTTGTGATCGCAAACTTTAGGAGGATTGACAGCAGTAGTAATTGGTTCTTCCATAGTATCGGTTTCTCCGTCTATTTACATAATACTCCTTATGGAGTTGCTTGTCCAGAGGTTTGACTAGCCGCCATAGGACGAGCTTCTGCCCGCAAACCAACTGGTGATAGTCTTTGAGTTCCCGGCGGCTGGAAAGCAGTCGCCTGCGCTTCTTCAGGAAAAAATTCAGGTTTCAGTTTCCTAATTGAAAGAGCTTTTTTGTGTGTCTCAATATGAGCTTTGGTGGCATTAGTCTCGGCGGCTTTGGAGTGAACCTCCAAGTGAACATTATGGTCATCTTCTCGTAATACTTCAACATATTTATTCTGGTTAAGCAACTCATTTTGATCTTCCGCTATTCTTTCATCTATTGTTGGCGGGAAAAGCCTGTCTATCTCGTCTTTTGCCAGTCCATTAAGTTTCCCCAATTTCTTTAATCCCCACCGGCGGTTGCTGGTCGGGTCTTGTAAGGCAAGAGAGAAGTATTGAGTAAGACTGGCTCTTTCCTCAAGCTGTTGCGCCCTTGAAAGAATTTTACTTTCGATCTTTATGTCTGGATCAAGTTTGGCGATAATATCTTTACTTTTGAGTGGTCTCCATTTCGCTCCAAAAGCGCCTACCAATCGTATTACTTTTTCGTCAATATCTTCTGTGAAATTATCTTTGTAAATCTGATACCACTGCCGCCAAAATCTTTTCTCGCTCCAACCAAAGACTTTAGCTGACAGGGAATATCTAGTATCAACTTTTGAAGCAACTATATTTATTTCTCCTAGTGTCCTTTTCTCCTCTGATACAATTCCCTGCTGTATTTCCGGTGTGGCGGTAGCTTTTTGTGCCGCTATATCCAAAGAATTGTAGATAAAGTCAAGAAGGTTCATGTTCGGTCGGCTTTTGATAAGAGGCATAACTGAATTTGCTATACCTCTATTATCCGTATCCGTAACTCGGATAAATTTATTGAAGGCAAAATTTAAGTCTTTAGGATTGAGAATTTTATTTGAGTCATAAATATACATGGGATAAAGGTCTGCTTTCATGGCTCGAAGTCCCAAATTCTGCGCCACGGCCCTTGCTCTTTGCTTATCTTCGGTAAGATCAGGAATTGAAGTACCATCAAAGTCATGCGCAGTCGGATATAAAGGTCTGTCAATTAGCGGCCAGTAGTCATTTTTCAATATCTGAAGTCCGACAACTTTTGTTCTTTCATTTGCCAACCATACAATTACTTTCTTTATACCTGCCTCAAATTTAAAATGAGTGTACCAGCGAGTAATATCGTAATTGGCATTGACTCCTAAATTCTTTTCTCCCTGCAATTTCTGTGTCGTCCTGCCCTGCGCTGTATCACGAGCTTCAATCGTATCAGCCAAAAGCGAATATGTGCCTGATCCGAAAGAAAGATCGCCTATTTTGAAAGTATCAGTCTTATGTGGCAATTCTTCAATCTCTTGTTCACTCATTTTGATTTCCGATCCCATAAACCTTGCCGATCCTTTTTTGCGTCTGTTGCCATTTATAGAGCTTGCTTGGGGATCGTGAAGAAAAGGAATAGGATCAATTACTTCAGGAATAGGTAGATAAATTCCTTTATCTGGGTCTCGTTCATATTCATAGAAGGCTAGAAGTCCTCTGCCAAAAAAAAGAGTATTCCAAATCCAGTCGTAGTCAATTTCGTCTTTCTCCATTTCGTCATAGTCATATTCTGCCATCGCGTTAAGATTCTCTGCCACTTCCTCGTCTCCTTCCTCGCGCCCGCCAAATTCAACTGTTAATCTATCGGAATATAAGGAGGCTAAAATTGTCTGGAAAACCGTAAAGAGGGTCGTATCGCCAACCGCGTCTTTGTCGCGCTTCTGGTTATTGTAGAGTTTCAGTCTGACAAACCATTCGTCTTTTTTT